TATCCATTTGTTTCTCCCTTAACATTATTTTTAAAAGATTTTGTTGAAATTCCAAGTTCTTCATTGGTCATCTTAGAATTTCGTTCTTTAAGTTCTTTAAACATTTTTTTAAGTTCAACATTACCTTGATGTGCTTTAGATTTGCATTCTGGACAAAGTTTCTTAAATGGTTTTTTATGCTTTCTTGGTTCCATCTCTACATCGCATTGAGCACATTTAGTCTGATTAATATATATAACTGGTCTTGCCATAATAAACCTCTATGAAATTATTAAGTTTACTGCAGGTCGTGTAGGGTGTTTACAAATTGCATAAACTGCTATTCGTGCAAGAGGATTTGAAGATTTTATGTTATCACGAAATTTTTCTGCATCATTCTGAAAATCAAAAGATGTTTTGTTATATTGACCTCTACCAAGATGTTCAGTAACCATAAAAGATTCTGTGTATTGTAAAAGGTCTTTTTCATAGTCTTGAAAATTATTCATTGTTTTCTCCCAAAAACTTTATTTATAATATTAGAGTATCAAAAGTACTAGATAAGTAAACCAATATATGCAATAATTGTAATTAATCATATCTCCAATTTATGATTGATTGCATCTGTAGAGGGGTGGTCTTGTCCTCAGCAACCACCCCTTTATTTTTAGTTATAATCTCTATGTGTTGGAGCACATTGTATATCTACAACAATAGGTACATACCTATCAGCAACCAAAACTCTACCATGATATAAAACTGGTCTTAGTTTCACAGAACGACAATCTTCTATACCATTTATTACTTCTTGTCTGTTCATCTGAAACATTTTTTCATTAGTAACCAATTCTACCTTTGTTGGAGATTGGCTACTGCTACAAGCAGTAACCATTAAAGTTGATATAATATACAACAAAGTTGCTTTATGTGTCTTAAGCATATTCTAGCTCCTTCCAATTATTAGTTTGAATAAGTTCTGATACCATTTTCTGCCTATCTACTTGAACAAGGTATTTTTTTGTATCATCTCTTTGTATATCATTGAGATGTGTAGACCATGCAGTTGCAGATTGATATGCACACCATAGAGAGCCTTTAGCATTATTTCTGCCATAATCTCCCTTACCATGTATTTGTGTTACTTCTTCGTGATATAAACCCATTAGAATAGATAATTGCTTTTTATTGGTTTCATTAACTCCTGCCATTTTACTACCTCTGGAAAGATGTTGTTTGGCAATAGTATTTTCAAAAAGATTTTTTATCTGTTCATCTTCAACAGAAGTATGCCACCAAGTCTTAAATCTTTCAGATTCAGTAGTTACTGCCTTTATGGCATTTGTTATCTTTTTATTTGATTGGTCTATGTCAAAAGACTTTGTATGTCTATTAGAGGTATATGCCAATTTTTGACCAGTTACCAATGTATTAAAACAAACATGATTTAACCAACCAAAGAATGCTTGAAATTTCCATTTAGAATTATAAGAATTTCTAGCAACATATTTTAATGATAGATTATGGTCTCCAACTTTTGTTGAAAGTTCTGGTAATAATACTTCCATCTTAGCCATCGCACCATTTTCATATGAATCTATTTTAACCTCTGCATCTTTAAGAGTAAGACCTCCTTGTTGCATTTGAACCAATGCACCTTGAAAGGCATCTTTATGAAGAATTGGTTTATATTTAGATTTTACAAGACCTAAAGGTAAATCAGTATCAGTTCTTACCAATACACGACTCATTTCTGTAGGTATTGTAGGTATTTCCCTTATATCTATTGGAAATATAACCTTTTCCATTTCTTTATCGAATAATTTAGTATTTAACATTTGTTTCTCCCTTTTTAGTTAAAGAAGTGGCTTTATGCCACTCCTGCTAGTTTAAATAGTTTTTTATGTTTAAAATCGATATTGTATTCCCAAGCCAATTGGTCGCCTTCATAGTATAAATCAGGTTCTAATTCATCTGCCTCTATTATCCATCTTATGGCAGTTTTATAATTATTAGCACCGAGTTTACAAACCTCTTTAATTCTTTTGGCAAGATTTGATGCATTATCTTTTTTTATTTTTGCTTCTTCTGCATCATTCTTTACCATATCATCAATAAGGTTATCCCAGATTGCTTGTTTAGCATCTTGGTCTGCAATTTCCCAATGAAACCAAAAACTTTGAGTTGGTCTATGGTTCCAAGCATCTTTGTGTAAATCTGATATAGATTCTTCTGAATAAGAATATTTTTTAGTGTTTTTTGTCATTGTTTTCTCCCATGAATTTAATAACATAATTACTTATACATTGTATAAATATAGAAGTCAACACAATAAAGGTTTATTTTCTATACTTATACATTTTATTTATTCTGATTTAAGGTTGTAATCTTTTTCTATAGTGCCAAGTTCAGCATTTCCTGCAATACAAGATTTAATCCAAACCTTTTTAACAATCTCGCCATGTATATTTCTTAAATGACGAAAATGCCCTCTTCTCGTATGCTGTCGTTTGGGATTACCTTTACCAATGAAGGTGTCTTTATACAACTTTTTAACTTTTCTGTCTGATATATTAAGACTAAGAACTTTATATTCATTTCTTGGTATTCTTTTACCTAGTTTTGTATGAATAATTTTATTATCTGGCACAATATTTTCTACATCTGAAACGTCTTGATTAATAAGAGCAAATAAAGATATTAAAAACCTCAAATCTCCCTCACACATTATTGAAAGGTTATGTTCATGGTCTTGTATTTCATCTCTTGTATAACCTTCTTGAAATTTCCAAGATGGAATAGACCAATGCATACCTCTTGATTGTGCTACTGATATTCTGCTATATATCTCTTTTAAACAATTAAACTCATGGTCTTTATTATAAGCCAAAGTATCTGGTAAATTATTACTATCAAAAACAATGTGACCATTCTTTTGGTTGTTAGATTTTTTAGTATGATTTTTTAGTAAATGTTTAGGCATATTTTCAAATAAATACCAACTGCTTAATAGTTTTGCACCAGTATGAAATGCTCTTTCCATGAGTTGGTCTGAATTTTTGGCTCTCCATTCTCTTGGGAACTCATCAAGGGTATCTACTCTTTCTATTTGTTCATCAAAGTTAATTGATTTATTATTATTAATAGTAAAACACATTGATGGTTGTATAAACTTATCTGCAAGAAAATCTGCTTGTTCAGTAAAATCTTCTGCCTTATCTTTTTCAATAAATGCCCACATCTCATAAAGAAAATCTACATGACCAGTTTCGTCTGTAAATTTCTTTATATGATAACCAACTCGTTCTGGTACACCTCTATTATCAAAGTTATAATCTTGACCTCTCTTGTTGGTAAACTCTTTAATAAATTTTTGCCTTGAACGTTCGTCCCATTCAATCCAAAGGTTATCAAAAGGTATTTGTGCATTTTCTACCATATCTAATAATACAGATGGCTTTTCTGTACTTGCTTTATAGGCATTATTGACAAGATTTTCAGATACAACAAATTTTTGTGATTGTAATAAGTCAACTTGAGTTTGTCTTATCATTGAATCGGCTATTGACCCTCCAGAGTAGAGAGCCAATGCTTTTTTAGGTTGGGTTAAACCAGATAATATCTGATTACATAAAATTGGTTTATCCATTATCATTCTCCATTTGTTTCTTCAAATCTGTTTCACAATTTTGACAAACATAATATGGTTCTTGTATAGATGGTATAATTTCATCATCATTAAATAAATTATTACAACCATCACATTCTGAAAAATTATCTACAAGATAACTATTTTGAAATTTAGCCATTATGCAACTCCTTTCATTTTATTATTTAATTCTTGAATGTGTGATGGAATTTCTTTTTCAAAAGAAGTTTTAATATCTTCTTTTTCTTTAATCATTGGTGAAATAATTTTTTGAAATTCTTGAAAAGAGTCAGAACGCAGTTCAAAAGATATTGCGTTAAGTTCGTAAAGTTTATTAAGGTCGTTTATTATATCATTCATCTGTTTTCTCCCATGAAATATTATGAATGATTCTATTGGTAAATTGTAACTAGTAGAAGTCAACCTTCTTTTTTTATAGTTGTAAAAACTTTTTTTACATGAGAAAGTTCAGCATAAGAGCCATAATTTGCTTCCGTACCTTTGGGAATTTTTATTTCATAATCATCTGAATTATTAAGCGATTGAATAAAAAATTCTGTATAAGGTTTTACTACATAACCTTTAACATCTCTTTCAGCCTCGTACTCTTTTACGGCTATAGGGCAGTCTTCAAACATTTCTTCGTTTTCTTGTTCTTTTTTTGTTGACATCTACAACCTATACTAGAGTTAAAAACTGCCGAAATCATTTTTTTTGTATAATCATACACAGACATAAGAACAAACTGGTAAGTCGCTTAAAGTTTGATAGCTCTTAAATTAGCTTCTTGTGTTCTCCATGTCTCTATTTTGACCATAGCACTTTCTCTAAGGTATCTATTTTTTTCGTCTCTTTCAACTGCTATTCTTAATGCCTTTAAATGTTTAACATATTCTTCATCTGAATATGCTTCTCGTTCTTGAGCAGAAATTGGCAGTTCATTATATTTCCTCATTAAAATTGCTTTTAAAGATTTAGTAAAGGCATCTAAATAAAGTCTTGTTGCTCTAGCTTCTGCACAATGTTGTGCGGTATCTCTTAACCATGCAACGGCTTTGTGTATATCTTCTTCATCAATTTTTCGCATTGAATTTCTCCCAGTATTTTTTTGCAGTTTCTCTGCCATAATCTTCTGATAATCTAAATAATAACCAAAACAAATCTTCATTACCAAAACTGTCATGTAATTGTGCATGATGTGAATAACAAAGGGGAATTGCATTATTATCGCCAGACCTCATACCCATACCTCTAGCACCATCATAAGGTTTTAATAAATGATGTGCTTGTACGTTTCCATTACAAGGATAAGTAGAGAAAGAAGATAAACAACATTCTTGATTAGAAACATATTCTAAAAATTTTTTGCTCTTTATCTTCTTTTGTTTAATTATTGGTTTCAATTTGTTTTATCGTAGGTTAATTCATATTCTGCGAATTTTTTACCATTTACAGTTTTAAAATTTGTCTTAATTGGAAAACCATTTTGTCTTAAGTCAAATATTATTGCCGCTAAACGAAAACAACCAAATTTAGATAAGGCATCAATTGGTGTTATTTTTTTGCCTTCTTCTAAATATTCTTTAACATTTAAATATTGAGTTCTTTTTTCCATTTATTCCTCCCTACCATAAATCAATGTCTTCAATTTCATCAGTAGATGATTTTGGTTCATTTTTATTTGATTGTTGTTGATTTGGATTATCGTTTGAAAATTCACGAAGTCTTAGAGATATGTATTTATTACCTCTTTCGCTATTCTCTTTCCATGCAGATATAATCATAGCACCTTTATCTACAAGGGCATTTACAACACCTTTTGCATCTGGGTCTTTCTCACCATTTTTATCTGCCTTTTTCAATGTACCCATTGCTCTGTAGAGTTCAATTATTTCTTTTCCCTCTTTATTGAGCCTTTTGACACCTATAACTCTTAATGATTCACCATTAATATTTATTTTGCCTTGTTGGGTTAATGACCAATCTTCGCTTATGTTAAATAAAACACCACGATTAGTTTCGTCATATTGCTTTGTGTTATTATCCATTTTTAACTCCCTTGTTACCAGTTGCTTCGTTTGCATCATCATCTTGACCAAGACCAAATAATGCTTGTAAACCATACCTTTTTGCATAGGTTATGGCAGAACCCATTTTCTGTGGATTATCTTTCTCTGCATTGTTAATTAAAACTGGCACACAACATTCTATAGTTTTATCGTCTATAGTATGATAAATGGTAGTATTTACCCATATATCTCTAGTGATAACTTGACCACTTGTAGTTTTGGTAGTGCCATCTTTTAAATTATCTACCATTTGTTTATCAAGAACCATATTCTTATATTGAACTTGTTGAGTAAAACATAATCCATATTTAGCACCTTGATTAACTGCATCAATAACAGATGTTAAATCAGCATAGGTACTTTTAAAATATGTATTATCTGTAGATTTTAATGCACTTATATTTAATTCTTGAAATCTGTTAAGTGCATCAACTAATGTTTTGCTTGGTTCTATTTTCTTCTGAACCTTTGGCTCTTTCTTTTGAACCTTAACTTCTTCAACCTTTTTAGGTTGTTCTATATTTTCTTCGTTCATGTATAACTCCACTGTTTTATTTTTTTGCTTGATTGCTCTTTCATATATTCACTCCAAGTCCACGCGTCATAATTAGGGTGGATAATTGAAGCTAATTCCTCTTTATCATCGCTGATTGCAAGGAATTTCATCAAACCAATAGCAAGAGAATGTATTTGCTTTTGGTGTTTCTTAATATCTGCTTCATCTATTATAAATTTATTAGTAGCTTTTGGTGATGCATAAAATACATCTGCTCTATAATTAGGATATGCTAGAGAATATATAGCCATTTGTCTTTTATTAGCATCTGTAGGTTTAGATGGCATTCTGGCAGTAGTCTTAAGGTCTACTATTACATCTTTAAATATGAAGTCTATATAACCTATTATTGGTACTGGTAAATCTTCAAAGGTAACTTCTATTTTTGTTTGATAATCTTCCATATCAGAATAATCAAATTGTTGATTGAGCATATTAGAGTATTCTTTTAACATGCCATATTCTTTTATTCTTCTGTCATCTTCTATATCTATTAAACTATCTTGGCACATTTGATTAAATTTATTTTCTGTAACAGAATTATCTATTTGAAAATCTTCATTTATATATTTTTGAGCCAAACCGAATTCTACTGATGTACCTCTGTGCATAGATGCAGAACCCTTATCTCTTAAACCAAAGAGTTTATCTGCAATAAATCTTGCAGGGTCTTGTAGCCAAGTATTAAGAGAACTGTGTGATAAATGTCTTATGCCATGAATGGCGAAGGGATTATTGCTTTTCATATTTACCTCTATTCTTCGTTATTCGTTATCACATAGTACCAAATTAAATTGTAATGTAAACCTTTTTTGTGTTTACTTATCTTTTTTTTTAATTTAAAAGGTAATTATGAGATTAAAAGAATATATAAAAATGAATGGTTATAACTATAAGAGTTTCGCTAAAGAACTAGACACTCATTATAGGAACATTGAATCTTGGGCGAAAGGCGATAGAATGCCTAGATGGGCTGAGGCAGAGAAACTTTTTATATTTACAGATAATCAAGTAACAGGGACAGACCTTTATGAGGAACAAATACAACGCAAAAAGGCAATTATACAAAGGAATAAAGTTTGATTCTAAAAAAGAACTAAATAGATATTTAATATTGGAACAGATGCAAATGAAGAATTATATATCAGAATTAGAAGTACACCCAGTTTATCCCTTATTAGTAAATGGGATTAAGATTGGTCGTTATACTGCTGATTTTAAATACAAAAATAAAGATGGCGAAGAAATAATTGAAGACGTTAAATCTAAAATTACCAGAACAAGAGATTATATTTTAAGAAAAAAGATATTGGCTACATATACTCCACCTATTATGATAACGGAGATATTATGAGTTGGTCTGCTTTAGATTGGGCATCTAAACAAAAAACTGGAAATGGTACTAATAAATTAGTCTTACTTTGCCTTGCAAATTATGCAGATGATAAAAATACTTGTTTTCCAAGTTATAAAACACTTATTTCAATTACAGAAATGAGTAGGTCAACCATAATAAGAGCATTAAAGAGCCTAGAAGAAGTAGGTTTAATTGAGATAGAAGAACGATTTGCCGATTATAATGAAGCTAAAAGACAAACATCAAATTTATATACTTTAAAGGTGGGGTATCAGACTGACACCCACCCTATTCAATTTGAAACCCCCCCTAGTATCACTATGAAACCCCATATAACCAATCATAATAAACCATTAAAGTACGAAATTGAATTTGTAGAACTTTGGAATGAATATCCTAGAAAAGATGGTTCAAAAAAGAAAGCACATGAAACATGGCAAAAACTAACATCTGAACCAAATATAGTAATTATAAAAAAAGAGTTATTTGAAAAAGTTAAAAAGTATAATAAACTAAATAAAAACAAAGAGTTACGATTTATACCTCATTTGACCACATGGTTAAATCAACGAAGATGGGAGACCTTAGACAATCAAAATGAAGAACGAATAAACTTAAACCAATTAGTTGGTTAACAAAGGGAGAAAACAACAATGAATATTCACGAACAATTAATAAAAGAAGGCATTAGAGTTAATTCTCAACAAGCACAACAAAAAGTGACTTGTCCTCAATGCTCACATACTCGAAGAAATAAACAAGAACCTTGTCTTTCTGTAAGTTTAGAGAACGATATGGCTTTATGGCATTGTCATCATTGTGAATGGAAAGGTTCTGTTCACGATAATATTATAAGTCCTAATAATTTTTCTAAATTTAAGAAAAAAGAAAATGTAATGCCATTTGTACCTAAAAAACAAACATTATCAGATTCTGCTTATGCATGGTTAATAGATAGAGGGATAGACCCTACTGTTATAACAGAGATGAAACTTTATACACATAATGAAAAGCTTTGTTTCCCTTATTATTTGAATGATAAAATTGTAAATGTAAAATATAGAACAAAAGATAAAAGGTTCCATCAAGAAAAAGATGCAACAAAATGTTTATATAATTCAGATAATCTTAAAAAATATTGGGAAGACAACCCAGAACTTAAGAAAAGAATAATATTTGTAGAAGGCGAGATGGACGTTTTATCTTTAATGCAAATAGGTATCAGAGATGTAGTATCGTTACCAGATGGTGCACCTAAAACACCTAAGTTTGATATGAAAGACAAGAGATTTACTGCTTTTGAACAGACTGAATGGATATGGGAAGCAGAAGAGGTGATACTTTGTACCGATGATGACGAGGCAGGAAAGGCTCTTGGTCTTGAGTTGATTCATAGGTTTGGTCGAGACATTTGTAAAGTTGTAAGTTTCCCAGATTATAACAACACATTTGTAAAAGATGCAAATGAATGTTTGGTTCAACACGGAGAAGAAACTTTAGGTATGGCAATAGCCAATGCTAGAGAGTTCCCTATAGAGGATTTACATTCTGCAGTAGATTATAAAGACCAGATACAAAATATGTATGATGGAAACGTACAGAAAGCCATATCAACTGGTTTTGATAAGTTAGACGAGATATATAAGATTATGCCAAGTACTTTTAATCTTATAACTGGCATTCCTAATCATGGTAAAAGTAACTTTCTTGACCAAATATTAGTTAATTTGGCAGAACAACAACATTGGAAGTTTCTTTTATATTCTCCAGAGCATTCAACACCTAATCATATTAGAAGATTACTAGAGAAAAGATGCAGAAAGCCTTTTGATATTGGAGTTTACGAGAGATTAAACCAAGAACAACTAAACGGTGGACTAGATTTTCTTAATACTCATTTTAAATTTCTTGAAGCAAAAGATGACATACCAACGATTGACTACATATTACAAAAGGCAAAGGCATCTAAACAGAGGTTTGGTATAAAGGGTTTGGTAATTGACCCATTTAATCAAGTAAGTTCAGATAGAGGCATTAATAAAAGAGAAGATGAGCATATAAGAGATATTATTGCCAAATGCCAACAATTCGCTAGAAATCACGATATGGTCGTATGGATGGTAGCTCACCCTCATAAATTACATAGAAATGATGCAGGGGTTATACCTCCACCAGATTTATACCAAGTGAGTGGTTCAGCACATTGGGCGAATATGGCAGATGTTGGATTGGTAGTTCATAGAGATTTTGAGAATAACACTACAAAAATTATAACTAGAAAAATTAGAGAACAAGGTGTTTATGGAGATATAGGACAAAGAGAGTTTACATTTAATTTTATAACTAGATGTTATGAGCAAACTTATGATTGATATTTTTGAAAATGGTTTAACACCAAAACAACAAGAAGTCATGGACGAAGCATACGAAGCTCTTATGTCAAAGGTTGAAATCGTAAATTATGAGTTATATCAAAGACTTAGAGCTAATGAATTAAGTTTGGCAGATGTTTATAAGTTAAGAAATAGTAAGAATAAAGAACCAATAGTTAACGAAGATGAACAATACCACTTATTCTAAGGAGATTAATATGGTTTCAATGGTTGTACTGACTTGTTTGATTTGGATTGAGGGAGCAAGTTACGATGGAGGAGAAACCCGATGCGGGTTACACGAAAGTAAAATAAAGTATGCAACAATACATGCTTGTAGGCAAAATATAAAAGCCTATGAAGAATATGTAGTAAAAAGTATTTATGATGCTTTTGAAATGCCAACAGACTACACAATACAAACACAATGTTATAAAAAATTTGGGAGTAATAAATGAAAGTAGAAATGGTTGATATTGAGAAAATAAAACCTTACGAAAAAAATCCTCGTAAAAATCAAGATGGAGAAAAAATAGCTAAATCTTTAAAGAAATATGGTTGGAGACAACCTATTGTTGTTGATAAAGACTATGTAGTAATTGTTGGTCATACAAGATTAATGGGTGCTGAACATCTTAAAATGAAACAAGTACCAGTTCATATTGCTACTGATATGAAAGAAGATGCAGTAAAAGCATATAGAATAGCCGATAATAGGTTATCAGAAGATAGCACTTGGGATTATGAGTTTCTTAAGTTTGAGATGGACGCGTTAAACGATATTGGTTTTGATTTAGATTTTTTAGGTTTTGAGAAACAAGAATTAGAAACAATAGTATTTCAACCAGACCATAAATCAAGAGATTGGCTAGAACATGATGAACATTGGCAAGATATGCCTGCTTTTGACCATGATGACCAATCGCCATTTAGGTCATTAACTATTAATTTTGTAAGCCAAGATTCAATGGATAAATTTTTTCAATTAATAAAACAAGATTACACAGACAAGACAAAGTACATTTGGTACCCAAAGATTGAAAAGAATGTAATAAAGGATAAGGCTTTTGAAAGTTAAAAACAGATTTCCTATATATATCCCATCTAAAGGTAGGGCAGATAGTAGACTTACCATCAAAGCCTTAGAAGAAATGAAGGTTCCTTATACAGTAGTTATTGAAGAACAAGATTACTCGGAGTATGCGAAGGTTGTACCGAAAAAGAATATCCTTGTGTTAGATAAGACATACCAAGACGAGTATGATACGTGTGATGATTTAGGCGATAAAAAATCTAAAGGACCCGGACCTGCTAGAAACTTTATATGGCAAAATGCAATAGATAGAGGTTATGAGTACCATTGGGTAATGGACGACAACATTAAATGTTTCAGAAGATGGCAAAATAATCTTGAAATAAAATGTATAGATGGAACACCATTCAAGGTTATGGAAGATTTTGTTACTAGATATAAAAATATAGGTATGGCAGGACCAAATTATACATTCTTTGTAATTGATAAATGGGCACACCAATATGGACCATTCACAGTCAATACTAGAATTTATTCATGTAACCTTATTAAAAACGACTTACCTTTACCAGATAGATGGAGAGGAAGATATAACGAAGATACTGATTTATCTTTAAGAATACTTAAAAAAGGTTGGTGTACTGTACAATTTAATGTGTTTCTACAAGAGAAAGCCAATACACAAACTCTAAAAGGTGGAAATACAGACGAATTTTATGCAGAAGAAGGTACTATTCCCAAATCTAATATGCAAATGAGATTACACCCAGATGTAACTAAACTTGTATGGAGATATGGAAGACATCATCATTATGTAAACTACAATAAGTTTAAACGAGAGAATAAATTAATATTTCGTGAAGATTATAAACCTAAAAAAGGTGTAAATAATTATGGAATGAAGCTAAAAAAGATTGAAACTTAATTAATTTTCGTGGTATTAAAAAAAAGATGAATGAAATTGCACAAATAAAACCAGTTAAAAAGAGGAAAAAACCAACAAATAAAGTTGGTAGACCTAAGATTAATTTAAATCTTGAAGAATTAGAAAGACTTTCAAGGTTGAATTGTACTATGCCAGAAATATCTGCTTATTTTGATATACCATTAAGAACATTAGAAGATAAGTTCACAAACGAGGTAGATGTTAGAAAGGCAATAGAGAAAGGTAGAGCAACTGGTAAACTTTCTTTAAGACGAAGACAAATACAAATTATGGAAGAAACGAACAATCCTACAATGGCGATTTGGCTTGGTAAACAAATGTTAGGTCAAACAGATAAACAAGAAATAGTACAAGACATCAACATTGAAGATAGAAAGGTGCTAGATATTAGCAGATTAACTGATGACGACCTCAACAATCTTGAAAGAACACTTAAATATGCACTCGTTGACGAGAGTGAGAGCGGAGAAAATGCGAAGGTCGCTCAAACTATTCATCAAGGAAGCATGGGGAACAATAGAACCTAATCGTGAATATAATGATAATTGGCATATAGATGCTATTTCAGACCATTTACAAGCTGTTGCCAATGGTGATGTAAAAAGATTAATTATAAATGTTCCACCTAGACATATGAAGTCAATATCTGTTTCAGTAGCTTTACCTGCTTGGACATGGACAAATGACCCAACAAAGAAATTTTTATATGCAAGTTATGCAGGTTCTTTAAGTATTAGAGATAGTGTAAAATGTAGAAGATTGATTGATAGTCAATGGTATAAGACTACATTTGGCGATACATTTAGACTTACATCAGACCAAAACCAGAAACAAAGATTTGAAAATGATAGAACAGGTATGCGAATTGCTACTTCTGTAGATGGTGCATTAACTGGAGAAGGTGGAGATATTATCGTTATTGACGACCCACACAATGTAAGAGAAGCAGAAAGTGGTCTTGTAAGACAAGGTGTTTTAGATTGGTGGGACCAAGCGATGCAGACAAGATTGAATGACCCAAAAAATGGTGCATTTATTATAATTATGCAAAGAGTACATGAAAGTGATTTAACTGGTCATATATTGGCAAATGAATTTCAAGATTGGGACCATTTATGTTTACCAGCTAAATATGAACCAGACCACCCTACAATAAGTCGTTCATCATTAGGGTTTGTAGACCCAAGACAAGAACATGGCGAATTATTATGGCCAGATAGAATAGACGAAAAAACAATTACAAATCTTGAAAAAAGTCTTGGTTCTTATGGTACTGCAGGTCAGTTACAACAAAGACCAATGCCAAGAGGTGGTGGAATACTTAAAGCTGAATGGTGGAGTGAATGGGAATACGACGATTTACCAGATGTAGAATATCTAATTCAATCTTACGATACTGCATATAGCACAAAAGAAAACAGTTCATATAGTGCAAGAACAACTTGGGGTGTCTTTAAACATAATGGGTATTTCAATGCAATAGTTGTAGATATGTGGTACGATAGAGTTAGTTATCCAGATTTAAGAAGAATAGCACAAGAAGCTTACGAAGACTACGAACCTGATGTTGTCCTGATAGAAAAGAAAGCTAGTGGTCAAAGTTTAATACAAGACTTAAGAATGGCAGGTATACCAATTTTAGAATATTCACCAGATAGAGATAAACAAGCTAGAGCACATGCAAGTTCTGCCTTGCTAGAAGATGGAAGAATATGGTACCCTAAAAATAAGAAATGGGCTAAAAATTTAATAGATATATGTTCAGCCTTTCCACAAGGCGATAATGATGATATAGTAGATACATGTACTCAAGCATGGCTTAGATTGAGAAAAGGTTGGTTTATAACACATTCATCTGATAGCGACGACGATGATGAATTTGCAGAACAGAAGAGGTTAACTTTATATGGCTAAACAACCGAATATAATACCTTTCCAAGAAGGCGCTCCTGCAGACGAATTAGAAGTTGAACAGATAGGCGATGAAGTATTAATTGGTAATGCATCATTAGATGACATTGTAGAAATTACAGATGAACACGACCAAAACCTAGCAGAAGAACTAGATGAAAATGATTCAGCCAGAAAAGCACAGAATTTACTAGAGGCTTTTGAAAGTGATAAAGAGGCTAGGTCTGAATGGGAATACAGATATAAACAAGGTTTAGAAACATTAGAACCAGATGGTGGGCTTTCAGAAGAAGAAGAACAGAGAGCAACAAGAGGTTTAAGTACTGTTGTACACCCTATGATTGCAGAAGCGGCAACTCAATTTAATGCGAAAGCTATTGCAGAATTATATCCATCTGGAGGACCAGTAAAGACAACTATTATTGGTGAACCTACAGAGGAACTTGAAGACCAAGCACGACGTGTTAAAGATTACATGAACTATCAGATAACACAAGAAATGCCAGAGTATTTCCCAGATTTAGATACAATGTTGTTTCAATTACCACTAATTGGTCATGCTTTTAAGAAGGTATTTTTTGATACAAATTTAGATAGACAATGTTCTCAATTTGTAAAAGCAGAAGATTTTGTAGTTGCACCAGATAGTAAGGATTTACTTACATCTATTAGATATTCACACATCATAAGAATGCCAAGAAACGACTATAATCGTTATGTTGAAGGTGGATATTATTTACCTATTAAATATATGGGTAGTGAATTAGACCCTGCAGGAAATATAGGCGAAGAAATAGAAGGTGTTTCTCAAGGAGATGAAGCACATAACGAAACAGTAACACTTATAGAAATGCATGTTTACGAAACTTTTGATGGTATTGATGGTATTACAGATGATGAAGAAAACCAAGATATGGTGGCATTTCCTTATGTTGTAACAATAGACTACGATTCACAAAAGATTGTATCAGTAAGAAGAAACTGGGAACAAGAAGACGAAAAGAAATCAAGACAGAACTACTTTATTTCATATAGATTTTTGCCGGGTACTGGTTTCTATGGATTTGGTCTATTTCATTTAATAGGAGGTCTTGGAAAAGCGGCGACTGGTTCACTAAGAGCATTATTAGATTCGGCGGCTTTCAGTAATATGCAAGGCGGATTTAAACTTAAAGGCAGAGTTACTGGTGGAGATTTACAAGTAAATCCCGGTGAGTTTGCTGATTTAGATGCTACTGTAGATGATGTTAATAAGGCTATAATGCCATTACCATTTAAAGAACCATCACAAACATTATTTAACTTAATGAATGCTATTGTTCAAGCAGGACAGAGATTTGCAAGTACTGCTGATTTAAATGTTGGAGATGTTAATCCAAATGCACCTGTTGGCTCAACTGTTGCTCTTATAGAACAAGGTAGTAAAGCATTTAGTGCTATTCATAAAAGATTACATTATTCTCAAGGACAAGAATTTAAATTAATCGCAAAATCTAATGCAAAATATTTACCAGAGCAGTTTGAATTTGCAATATCTGGTGTTACAACTAAAATATTCTCTACTGATTTTGATAGTACGATTGATATTGTACCAGTATCAGACCCTAACGTATTTAGTACTGCACAGAGGATTGCACAAGCACAGAGTGTTTTACAATTATCACAATCAGCACCACAACTTTATGATATGTATGATACTCATAAAAGAATGTTAGAGGCATTAAGAATACCAAATATTGGCGAAGTGTTAAAAGAGCCAGAAGAAGCCGTTAGAATTGACCCAGTAGATGAAAATATGTCTGTTATGTATGGTAAACCTATAAGAGCATTCCCAGAACAAGACCACGATGCTCATATTGCAGTTCATATGCAATTCATTCAAGACCCATCGCTTGGTGGAAATCCCGGTGCAAGAAATTTACAACCAGTATTAATTGCACATATAGCAGAACATATTGCCTTATTGTATAGACAAAGAATGCAAACAGCTATCGGTATGCAATTAGCACCACTACCAGATATTAGAAACCCTAAGTTTAAATTTGAAGATTTATCGCCAGAACTTGATATGCAGATTTCACAAAGAGCATCACAAGTCGTTGCACAATCACCTCAAATGGCACAAATTGAATCTATTACAAATATAGGTCAACAACAACAACAAGGAAATCCTTTACAATTTGCACAACAATTAGCACAATTAGAAGCGCAAATGTTACAGATGAAGACCAAACAAGACCTTGAAATAGAATCAGCAAAAGCGAAACAAGATATGCAGATTAAAGATGCAGAGTTTCAACAAGATTTAGCTATGGAACAGGCTAAAACACAGGCAGATATACAAGCTAAATTTGCAAAGTTAGAAGCAGACTTAACAATACTAAGAGAAAAGAATAT